CGGTTCAGGTTCTGCTTGGGTCCGAGCCATAGCGCTTGGTCGTTTGCCTCAGCCTATGGAGGGCCGCTAAACGCCTAGATCCGTCACGCTGGTGCGGTATCTGATCTGATAGGTCAGCGTCTCCTTGACCGCTCCACCCTCAGCCGCTGCAAATTCTGGATCGCGGTCGCTTGGCCAAATATCCATTACCAGGCCGCCTAGGGTCTGATCAGCCATTAACAGGCTGTGAACCGACTTCACCACCGGATCGGCTACCTGATCAGGGATGGCGCCGCGTGCGTAGATCTCGATTACTAGCGTAAAGGTCCAATCAATCTTGCAAGTTGAAACCGGCTCTTCTCTGGCACGACTTGGCCCCGGCTCGATTACCACTGAGGGCGACTCGGCCCGGCTGAATGCTTCCTGTCTGCTGCGATAAACCCGCCCCGTAGCGCCCTCGGTGGCGGCTAGAAGGGTGTTGACAGCGGCTAGGATTTGCTCGCGTTTGGTGGTCATGGTATCGCCGCCGCAAAGGCGCTCATCAGGGTTGAAACGCGGGCTTCAAGCAGCGAAAGGGTTAGCGATTCGCCTATGCTATAAAAGCTTAAGCGGGCGTCGCTATAAAGATTAGGAGATCCGTCAAGGTTTCGGGCAAAAACAAACATATTGTTAGACGATGGCGGATTAGACGCAACCGTAATGGTTTCGTTAATGCCGCTGCCTCTTAAAACATAATTAGAACTGCTGCTCCTTGACGCTCCAAACAAACCATTGGCAGTGTGGAGATTTCCTGTTGATGTTGCAGTTGTGGCATCGTGAAATCTTGCGCTTAACCTGCTTGCGGTAAATCCAGACGCCAGCTGCGACCCGTACGAAGTTCCGCTTACATAGGCGGTGCCTATGTAAGATCGAAACGCGCTTTCACTGTTTCGCGCGGTTGCGTATACAGAAAGATGTTTATTGTTTTGTGGATCAGCGTTGTTGTTGCGGTTGCTGTTTAGATATTTCGTAGTTCCGTTGCCTAGGAGCCCTGTTTTGCGGTTGTAGTCGCCAGACACAAAATTGACATTAGTAGGCGCCGCCCCCACCAGCGGCACCAGTGCGCCAGATAAGGTGCGGGCACCGGCCATGATGCAGCTCGCCTTAATTGCAGCCCAGATCCCGTCAGCTTTGCAGCCAACAACAAACGAATTAATTGCGTCACGTACACCAGTCTCAAGCGCCTGCCCATCAGCAGTCTCAACAGCGGTGATATAAGACTGGGCGTCGCTGTCGTAGGGCACCCCAAAGCGATAAGGATTAACAAGCCACATCAGCTCAATGCCTCCACAAAATCAGCCGGCAAATCAAACGCTGCAGCCATCACGGCCACTTGTTCCGCTATCGGCGCCGGCACCAGCCCGCTTGCCCGCGCCTGTGCCCAGGCTGCTAGGAAGGTGACCGGGTTACCGTCTGCTGCTTGCCCTAGCCCTACGCCAAGCATCAGATGCAGCACTGGGGCAGTAGTGGCAGCAGTGGCAACCAGTTGATTCACCGCCGGATCTGCAGCCAGCGATCCGGCAAACTGCACCCACTGCGCGACAGGCAAGGGCGGGGGTGGAACAGGCAGCGGGACCAATGCCCAGCCGCGGCGAAGTAGGCCACCGTCTAGGTCTACGTCTTGCGTTGCCTCCAATCCGTACGCGGCTGGGTCGTAATCAGGCTCTAGCTGTTGCTCAATCCACAGCATCACAACAGGCGGTTGCAGGCCTACTACGTCTTCATCGTCAACGCGAGGCCAGTCAATAAGCAGATCAGATTCTGGGTTGTAGAGAATCCTCGGCATAATCAAGCCCTCACCGCAGGCATCAGCACCTTGGCCCCAGCACCCCCGCCACCTGACGGCGCTTGGGTTACGTGGAAAGTCACCAGCGAACCGGCGGCGATTATCTGGTTAGCGCTTACGAATGCCGTTGAAAACACCGCCGCCGTCGTAGTGGTTGAGCTTGTGCCGCCTACTGCAATTGTTGGCAGCGTTGAGAAAATCGACGTGCCACCCACCCTGATGTCAAGCTGTAACGCCGAGCCGACTGGTGCGCTAGCTGACCACAGCGGAATAGCTGTTAGCCGGTGAGCTAGCGGCCAGTGGTGAACCGTTACCTTTGTTCCAACGCTCGCGGCTGTGGTTTCGTCACCTAGCGCCAAGAAGGGGGCGTCGTAGGTCAGTCGCGCATCATCACCAGCCGCTACGGTGCCGGCTGACGTGCCGACGTTCAACGTTGCAGCGCCGCCTAGTCCCAGCGTGGTTCGTTGCGCAACAATGTCCGCATCGTCAAGCAGCGCCTTGCCAGCTGCCGTGATGTCGCCGCCGAGCTTGGCAGTGCCTACCGCTCCGTTGTCAATCGTCCATGTTGCGCCGCTGGCCGATACCGTGATGTCGCCTTTATCGCCGTCGCTGATCCCACCGCCCGGCAGGTTGGTGAGCTGTGAACCGTCAACAGCAGGAAGGCGGCCGCTGCCGTCCAGCCTGACGAGATTGCCCGCCGCTGTGCCGTGGTTCAGTGCCGCAGCAGTGCCAAGCGCCGACTCCAGCGCATAGCCGGGGTGGGGGTCTGCTGCTGCAACGTGGGCGCTCACCGCACTAGCAGCAGTGCCTGATGGATCTGCGCCCACATCCGCGGCGCTTGGCATCGCATGAACGTGGTTATCGCGCGCGTAATTCGTGCCGTTACCGGCTGCAGCCGTGCCCAGTGGTTGCGGAGTCGCTGAGGCTGCGGCTGGAATCGTCGGACGCCCGCCAAGGTCGCTGTATGCGCCGGTGGTGGCCACTGTGGCCAAGCCGCCCGGCTGCACCGCCGTTGCCGCCAGAGCACCCTGGGCAGCAGTCGCATAGGCCGCGTTGCCCTCGGTGGATGTCAAATACTGGGGGTGTGGATCCGCAGCCGCAGCGTGGGCAGATACAGCAGTTGCAGCGGTGCCGGTGGCTTCCTTGCCATCAAGAGCCGCTTGAGTGGCCGAGCTAATCGGCTTGCTTGCGTCGCTAGTGTTGTCAACGTTGGTCAGGCCAACTGTCGCCTTGGTAGCCAGAGCGGCAATTGCGTTAGCGCTGGCATCCACTGTCACACCGGCCTGATCCATCGGCACACGCTCCGTGCCGGTTAGCGCCGAAGCATTTGGTAGCCCTGTAATCGTTACATCAGCCATCAGAGTGTCACCAGATAACGGCCATCAAGCGTGACCAAAGCATCACCGGCAAGAGTGGTAAGACGATTTGCAGCCGCTTCAATCCGCTCAAGCAAAATTGCGCAGAATGCCCCATCGCCTAACTTTAAAGGGCCCTCCCTCACGCGATACGACAACCCCTCAACCGTCATGCTGTCGCCATAGGACACCGCACCAAACTTCAACGACTCGGCCATCAACACATGGTGATTGTTGATGACCCGATCGTTAAGCACATACTCGCCAGGCATGTCGAGGATGCCAAGGCCTGTATTGGCCCCGGCCACCACTGGCTGACCGAAATCAGCCAGGAAGATGCTTAGATCCTCGACGAATGCCATTAGCCCTCAGACTCCGTACGCTTGCGCTTCGGGGCCTCAGCCGCACCGATGACGCCTAGCGTCACCAGTGCCTCAGCTTCATCGGCGTTCAGTGTTACCTGAGCGCCTTCCTCATATCGCTCCCCGTCATGTTCGACAGGGCCAATCAGAACTGAGAAAACAGCCATGATCAGGCAACGATGTTCTGGAAGTAGTAGCCCACGTCATTAGCTACAACCAGCTCATTGACGCTCTCGCCAACGCGCACACGCTGAGCACCGCGAAGGCCAACCTTCGGCTCAGGCATACTGCCCGCCACACGATTGCCCCACTCAGCCGTAAAGCCGAACGTGACAGCGTTGCCGCGAATCGTGGCGACAGGGTTCTGATGCAGGAACGCCATGTGCTTGCCCCAGCAGCGGGACAGGATGGCGGTCTGACCAGGCTTGGCGGTGTTGATGGACGCCTCGCCCACAATGATCTGATCCAGCTCAAGCAGGTCGGCGACAGCCTGCAGGGTTGCGGGCTGGCCGGCAGCGTTGCTAGTGGAGGTGTTG